GTCGAGGACATAACCCAGCAAGGTTTCATAGGCGGTCTTCCCATAAGACCAAATCTTTACTCCCTCGGTCTCTTTGCCACGAACGATAATGGGGGAATAATAACGTTTTCGAACAAAAAGTTTCTTTGCTTCAGATTTAAGTGTAGCGTTGTCATTTTCAACACCATCTTTCCATAGTCTAGATGCAAAGTCACAGATTGGACAATCTTCTCCATGATTTCGTTTCGGACACATGATTCCGGGATTCTTACCTACATTGTAATGGAAATGGAACTCTTTGAACGGGTCGCCATCTGCTGTAGGAAGGACACGAATGGTTTGATCTCCTTCAGAGGGTCTCCATTTCGTTTCATTTGTTTTTGGTTTATTACCATTTTTAGATGCATTTAGTTTAGCTCGCATTGTTTCGATATCAATAGCCATAATAGTTCTCCTGTTTGTTTGCTATTTTAAGGTGAGCAGGGTTTCAACCTAGCCCCCAGTTTATTTTAAGTTGTGTAAATCAACTCATACTTGTAATATAACACTATTTTTAAACCGTGTCAAGTTTTTTTATTATTTTTCTTCAGAAATCTCAAGCCACCTATCAATGTAACTTTCAATCATATCTTTTGTGTCTTCATCATCAAAGTTTGATAAATAAACTCTGGCTTCATAAATGTAATGTTTTATGATTAATGAGAATAAAACAGGTGTGGTTTCTTTTAAATCTAAAAGATCATCATTCATGTATTCCAGAGTCATTATCAATTGTTTTTCTGTGAAAATCATAGAAGGGTGGTGCATCTTAGTCTCTTTGTTCAGATGCTGTGTCTTCTGAGGAGTCGGTTTGTTTGTCCCAACATCCAACAAATAATGTAAAAATAAGCATTAGCATTTTATTTCTCCTTTTTTGTTTATCTAATATAACTCACTTTGTTTATCTTGTCAAATATTTTTTTTGTCTTGAATAAAATGAGTGTAATGTTTGCAATAATAGTAACTATCTTCCTCTTCAGTTGACCAGATTGCAAAAGATGTTTCTCTTCCAAGATTTTTATTTTCTTTTGTCATCGCTCTAACATTAGGAAGAATAGTTACATCATTGACTAGCTCTTCTTCATTTATGTTAACAATATAACTTGTCTCAGTTATGTTGTCAAGTAAAAAGAGTAACTTTTCTTCATTATTTTCTAAAAGTCCATAACCTATGGTTGAAATTCTACTTATTTTTTTTTGTTTATGTAAAGAACCAAATTCTGGCTTTACATTATTACAATAATTTATAGTATGAATTGTCGAATAAATGTAGTGGTTAACTTTATCAAAATAATTATAGACTGTCCCATGCCCAACTAAATCTACTAAAATTTTATTATCAAGCAGAATAAGTTCAGAAATCATTCCTGATCTTGCATATTGTTGCAAAACATTAAAATGAACTCTGTTTCTTTTTTGTTCCACTTTTGACAGGAACTCTAGATCTGGAACTATGTAAACTACTTGCATTCTAACGTGCTTAAGGCCCTCTAGAACACGCAACGTTGCTCCAGCTATCTTACCACTACCACAAACAAACAAAATGCCTTCATGAGCTTGTTTGATGGTTTTCTTGCGCGGTTTATAGTTGATCAAATCATAATCTTCAACTGTTTCCTTCTTTTGGATCCCTTTTCCTTCATCAAGCAATTCTACTTGATATTGCTCATGATTTTTAAAAAGCTCTGCTATTTTGCATCCTGCTTGTCCAAGTCCAACGATTAACATTTAATTTTTCTCCGTTTCTATTTTTTCAATTTCGTCTTGAAACAAGTAATAGGTTTGACCAGAAATGACAACTCCGTAAACTTTCAAATTGTTAAATTCTGGTGCTGTGTCTATCACGATACCAATATCTCCTTCCTTTAAATGAGGATATAATGACGAAATAGATTCTACTTTTTTACGACATGCAATGACGTCTCCTATTTCTATTACCATGAAAACTCCCTTAAGGAACCTAGGTTTGTTCCTATTTTGCATCCAGATGGAAATCTACCTAGTTTTGTGTCCTCAAAGATTTGCTTTAGCTGCGGAATAAGATGGCGATCATCCCGATGAAGGTCAATAATAACACAATCGTGTATAGTAAAGGCGACATAACTTTTCACATCCTTTAAGAATATATTGATCTTATTAACCCGTTCGAGACAAGCATCGGATGAGTTAGACTGGAGCAAGTAGTTGAGGGCGTGGAAGGCGCTGCAGGCGGTTTGTCGTCCGAACTTGGTGTGTATTTTACCTTCTTTATAGAATCGTCCCAAAATGGCTTGCTTGTCATAGGGAGAGGATTCGATGGCTTGGGAGTTTGGGTTGTAGAGCCATGCGAAGAATCGTTGTTTTGCTTCGTCTCTAGTAATTTGTTCATCAAAAATCGTCTTTTTATTCCATTCATGAATGTCTCCTTCGGGCTGTTCTTGGCCCATTAATGATAAAAGTGTTCTAATCTCGGCAGCATTAAAGTCAAGCTCCAAAAAACAGTCCCATTTCGGTTCAACAATGCATTTTAGTTCATTTTTTAAGTTCATAATCGGAAACGACCCTTCTTTGGTCGTAAGCCTACCAGTTACACTTCCAAAAAGATTGTATTTTACCGTTGGTTCTGGATTACTTTGTAACCAACCCAATAGATGTTTTGCTTTAACATCAACTTTTGCAAGATTATATAGTTTATGTAAGTTTATATTTACTTTGTTTTTTGAAATGTCCTGAATCGTTTGGTAAGTTTCTCGAAGAAACGAATAATTCAATGGTTTTTCATAATTTTCAAAAATCCACTCACAGATGTCATTCTTAATCTGAAAATAATGCAACAGTTGTTTTTGTGGAACAAGGTCGTAAAAACAAACATCGTTAAAATTTATTTTTGATTTTTGAAATGCTTTAAAGTGACTTTTTATTTTGTTTTCGTACATGTCGAACCTAATTTTTAAATGTTCTGGACATGCTTCTTTCATTTTCTTTCCACCACACCATAAAAAAGCATAATCTACATCTTTATTACACAAGTGGTCTGAATAACTCCATGTCATGGTGCATTTGTCTGGGGTTTCTCCATAGATAAACCGACCATCAACAAAAACACCAGCACAGTCTCTTTTGTCGTCTAAGATTTGAAATATCATGTGTCCTCCAATATTTCGTCGTCTTTTGTAATATAACTGAAAGTCTAATCGTTGTCAAATTGTTTTTGTAACTTTTCGTTGTAATAAGTTAATGATCCATCTTTCTGATTATAAACAGCCTTGAACTGATCGTCGATGTAGTTCATCATGGCTGACTCAGATTTCTTTCCAATTCTGATAGCAGTTTCGAAAAAAGTCTTTATTTGAGAATCAGAATAGGGTTTTCTCTCTTCAATGTTACGAGTAAAAAAATAAAGGTATATAATATAATTATAATATAAATTAATATTATTAATATTAATATATTCTCTAGTATAATTTTCTATTACTGTTCTGTCTAGACATATATCTAGTACTTGTTTAAATCTGAATTTAGTAACAAATGAATTATAATAGTCTGTTAACATTTTTATAAATTTAGTTAAGTCACTATCGATAGTTTTAATATATTGTTTAGAAAAAATTGAATTAATACTTGACAAGTTTAAGTTATTGCGATATACTATAGTTGCTGGTCCTGCAAGATCTGATACCAAGACAGATGGATTCCGTTTATTTACAGAAAACCCATATTGTCTCGCTAGATTAACATAATATTGAAAAGCAGGTTTAGTAAACATTAATTCTTCTTTCATTTCGTCGTCACCAAAGGGGATTTCCCCTATGTCAATAGCTAAACCGGAGGTAAAAATGCTACTATGATTAGATCTTTGAAACCCTGAAAACGTAACAGGAAATGCCTGACTCATTCTTTCCATAAACTCTGGAAAGTGATATAGAAAGTCTTTAAAATTATCTACTTGTTGTTCTCGAGAAGCTAAGAAATCATTTACATAAACATCCATGACTGTTGGGATGTAAGTGTTGAATAAGTCCGTTGGTGATTCATAGCCTCTTTTTGCTTGAAGAGTAGACATAATCGGATCATCTTTTGGAATAACACCCAAACGACATGCTCTAATATAATGCGATTCTAAGTCTTTAAACTGCTGGCCAACAAAGTTCATGATTCTTACAGTGTTGACTCTATTATTTGTTGACATTAAAGGAAAAAGGAAAATTTCGTTTGGAATCACTGGGTTAAGCTGACGATCTACTCTACCATAAAGTGTTCTCTCGGCAAAGTTGAAATCAACAACTTGCGGCGGAGCTTCGTCCTCATCTTCTCTTATGTAAGATTGAGTTTGATACTTTATCCTTTCAGAGATTAATCTTCTTATTGATTTAATTTCATTTTTCCCTTTAAAATAAGTCATTTATCTCATTCCCCATCGGTTTGTGTGATTGTTGTTGTCGGATCAGCATTTAGAAAAATTTCTCTATCATTTTGATCTGGAAGCGTAAGGGTTCTAATGGTTATAAAACTGCCGTCAGTTAAACTTTCTTCTCTTGTTCTGTAAATACCTTTTGTGACACCATTCAAAAAGTAGGTAACCGTTTTTCTTCCATCTGCAAATTCTTCGGTTACCTCTTCGTCATGAGGAATAGATATTGTCTCTGTGAATCCATTATTAAGAGTAAAAGAAAATACAGTTCTTTTTCTCACTGTTGTCTCTAAAATCTCTTCGGTTGTTGTAATGTTTTCGACATCATTTGGTGGTGGCTCTGGATAACTTAAAAGTGTCAAATCATTAACAGTGCCGCCTTGTTCTAACTTAGCTAAATTCACTTCTGAGTCCACAATAATATTGTTACAAAAATTCTTTTCTTTATCTGCTCGATTAGGTTGTTCTATATCAATTTCATCATTTTTAACATTTAAACCATTTGTTCTAAATGATTCTCTCCCATCACCAGAATAAAACCACTGAGCTGAAATAGTTGTGTTAAATGAATCAGGAGTTATTGATGTTTTTATATTTGTAATGGTGTGATAACCCCCAAACCCTAACTTATTAGCTATAGATGTAGTATCAGCTGGGGAACCAATGTCGGTTCCACCAATCCCATATGGATTAATGTAAATTGTCATTCCCGGATAATAAAGAGTGTTCCCAAACATTTCAATAGTGGCAGCATAAACAGAAGAAAGCTGTAGCAGCCCATCTATTCCATGGGAAAAAAACCTTGCTTCTCTAACATATTGCATATCGGTTTTTTTAAATGAAATACTTTTAACTAACCCTCTATTGCTTCCGATGTTAAAATGACGTATTAATTCATCTTCATCATCTATTTGATTCCCGAAGGTTTGTTTTTTTAGATCGGAATTCACAGCAGTTATGAAAACGTAATTATGCATGCTATTAATAGCATTATCAGCATTAAAAATTGAATTAGATAATGTAAACGGAATAATATCATCATTGAATAAACGATTAATTTTTAGTTTTGTGTTCACATTTCCTTCATTATCTACTTTTGTTAAGTCTTTAAATGGGTGACCAACGTCTGAAAACGGAGACACGCTTAATGTTTGGAATCTAAATGTTTTTTCAACATTTTTATTAACGCAAACTTCTAATAGTGCTTGTTGCAACAAACTATTTAATAAATTTCTTATAAAATTTATCATTGGATAGGTTTTTCTAGCTTCTCCTTGAGAAATAATGTTATCAACGAACCAATTCATAAAATAATCAACAGAAACGGGGATTTCTGCTATGTTTAACGTTTCAATAATTGAAGAACTTGTAACAGCATAGGGATTAAATTGAAAACTTCCAAAAATAAACCTTATTCTTTCGGACTCTTGTGTAAATGTTATTCCATCTTCTTTGTAAAGAATGTCGCAGATTGTGTGAATCAAGTCTCCAAAATAAAAAAATTGAACATTCCTATCGCTTTCATCAGCATAATTAAAATCTCGTAAATTATCTATCCTATTTGTTAAGATATAGTTTACAGTGCCACCAGAATTTGTATTAAGTTGGTTTGATGGAGTTCTAAGACTGGGATCAGTAACATCTTCTAATTCAACATTTTGCGATTGAAAAAACCCATTACGCCTAAAATAATTTGCGCTTTTCTCATTTACTCTCACTATGAAAATCTTTTTTCTATTAAGCATTCTTTCTATTATTGAACGAAGAGATCTTTCTCTTATTTTTTGCTCTGTTGCGTTTATTGCAATTTTTAATTCATTTATTTCTTCAATAGTACATTTGCCACTAGACAAAACATTTTCTAATTGTCTTTTATTATTTTTTCTTATTTCTATTATTTTTTTCGTTGCTAAAGCATCAAAATTATTTGATTTCAATAATGTCTCAACATATGCTCTATAATTTATTTTTATTTCAACCGTTCCATCATTATTGACATTAATGTCATGATCCACCATACACAGAACGTAAGACTTGTTTGAATCTTCTATGGAATCTCGAAAATCCTCTTGTGTAATATAGTCGTGGGCGCTAAATTGATCATCTTGTTTAATAATTTCTGCAAGGTTATCTGGAACTTGATAACCAACTTCGGCTCTTATTTTATAAAACGAAGGATCATATTCATTCGGATGAGTTATTTTATTTTTTGCTTCTTCGTTTTTAGGCTGAATAATCAAATCAACAAATCTATATTTTTGACCATTATAGCTAATCCTTTCTCTAACAAAATCATTAAAAGATTGAAAATAAAGAGTTAAACTAGCTTCAATATCATTCCTAGATTCTGCTGGATTTGTTCCATTAAATTCAAAAGAGAAATTTTTTACTCCTGCGCCTGTTCCTTTATCAAAAGCACTATTTAAAAAATTAGTTTTCTTTATAAAATTTGCTTCTCTATTATAATTGCTTCTATTTTCAAAAATAAATTCTGTTTCTATAACATCTCCATTTTGTGCATTATTTATTCTAAAAAGATTTATTTTTGGTTTTAAATAAGAAAAAATCCTTGGCGGAAACTCTTCCAAATCAGGTTCAACCACTGTACTTTTTAAACTTCCTAGGAGATTGTTTATAGTTGAATCTTCATAGCCTTTATGATGTAACATATATAACCTTTCTTCAAAAACAGCTTTGTTTCTTGAGATTGGTCCCTCATTAGGGTCTGTTCTTGTACATCGATCTTTTAATTCTTGATTATAATTTTCTCTTAAACTTAATGCATTTAAAAGCAATGCGCATTGTTTAAAAAACTTTTGCCTTCCTTTTATTTTTTCTAAATCCGCTTCAGGATCTGGAGGAGGTGGTATCCTCCTCTCTTCACCTCGAAGATTGTCAATAGTAGCATCTTCTATTCTTTCTGCATTGTTAGCCCCATCAGCATCACTTTCTGGTTTGATATAATTTTGGACATAAGTTCTTCGTTCAATGTTTTCTTGCATCACAACCATCAAATGCCAGAAATCTACCCAAATTGGAGTGCCTTTGCCCCAAGGAATATTTGTTCCTCCATCGTACCAAGTTCCGTCTAGGTGACTGTTATAGATTTGACCAAGTCTCTGAGCTGGCTGTGCGCCTTTTAAAACATTACCATATTTATTCACAACTTCTTTAAGATAATCAATAAATTTTGAATTTAAAAGCGCTCGGAATCCTTGATCTGGTTTTTTAACACCAACGAATGGTTCTCGCAACATGGCATCTTCTTTAGAATAACCAACTCTAGTAATTCGATCAGCAGAGTCTATAATTTGTTCTTTTGTTCTTTGTAAAAAATTGGTTTGGCCAAGTGGGTTTAGTTCATCCTCATTTTTTAATGGTGGTAAATTCCATTCTTTACTTTGTAATCTTTGTTGTGTTTTATCTGAAAAATCTTCTAACTTAATATCTTTTCCTCCTAAACCGCTGGCTTGATCACCAGTTCCTCTCCATCCGAAACACTCTAGTTTAGCAGTAGGCGGCTGTTGGCTGAATGTAGCCCCATTTAAAAGATGCGCCCAATCGGTACATTTGTCTGTTACATTTGGCTTAGCCCTTGAAACTGGGTTACTTTCCCAAGAATTCAATGTTTCCCAAGTTTTGAATTTGAAACCTTTAAGTGGAAATGCGCCATTCTGAACACTCTTAATATTCTTATTTATTTCTTTTAAAATGTGTGTGTCCATACTATCATAGCTATAAGTTCCTTTTCGGGATATAAAACTATCCCAAAGCGGCAAGTTTTTCCACATGTCTGGTTTATCACGCATTGTCCAAACAATGAACTCAATAATAGAATCATTTATTACGCCATCTTTTCTAAGTTGCATTATTTTGTCTTTTATTTTTTTACCAGTTAGGCCCGCAGTTCCTCCATCCTTGTCACGGATGCCATTAAACCCTCCATAAGTATTTTGAGGTAAAAATTCTCTTTGTTGCTGATTACCTGCTTGATAATCAATTTGAAATTGCTGCGTCCATCCCCAATTCGGCCTGTTTTTCAGAACAGCATCAAAATAAAACAAAATATATCTAGCTAGGTTTCGTCCCAAAGGAACAGCATTATCATCAAAATAAGCATGTGTTAATTGTAAAAGTACACCAATAGTTGCTGGATCTCTATAAGAAACTTCTGATCCTTCTACTATAGTATCTCCGACTACATTTTTCTGTTTAAAATTCGATTTGAATTCTGTAAGTAAATTATTATTAGGAAAATTCTTCGGAACAGTCTTACTTCCGTCATAAAAAAATAAAAATTCCCAATCAACATCAAAACTTTTCTGAAGATCGGGAATCGTCCCATCTGCAATGTTTTTAACAAACATTGCTTCTAACTGTACTTTTACATCGCCAAGTCTTGTTGCCATGATTATCCAATCACTCCCAAAACAATTCCAAGATCAAGCGGGATCCTTATTACATCTCCTGAATTCAAGTGTGCCTCCGTTGGTTTTCTATTAAATTGAGCAATCACCCACCAAAGTTTTGGATCTCCATATTGCGCTGATGCTAGTCTCCAAAACTTATCTCCTTGTTTCCAAGTATAGTTAACATATCTTATTTGAAGAAGCTGTTGTTCCGTTGGAAATTTTAAACTTGGAGTTATATATTGTTGAATCTGCTGAACTCCTCTATCTTCTAGGATGTTCTCGTACATTTCACTTTTATTAATTCCTTTTCTTCTTGAATTGTATCTTGACATTTTTTATCCTTTAAATGGGAATGAACTTTTTCCCATAAATCTTCTACCATCCCAGCCCAAATCTCTTTCATGTTGAGCTGTAAAATCAATTGACAAAGAAGCAACTTTTGGGTATATTTTATCTTTTGTTTCAAAAACTCCCATTTCGATAACAGGAATCCAAGATAAATTACCTATCCACCCTAAAAGACCATCACCGTCTTCTGTTGAAATTAGATTTGCATATTTTATTCTCATTAAAGGTGATTTTGATAAACTTAAAGCATTTGAGGAAACCACAATGTCTCCATCTTTATTAGAAAAAATTTTTTCCGGAGAATCATAAGAAGGATAAAGAAGTTTAGAAAGGGTTCCAAACTTTCTTAGGTTTGCTTGTGCTTCCAAAAGATTACCAGCAGGGACATCCCATCCTAAAGTTATGGTTCTCTGGGTTCCTTGGAAAGTTCCGATTGGATCATTTCTACCATAAACTTGTTCTGAACTCCAAGTTGATGCGAAGTTTTGAGAAAAAGCAGTTAAATAAGCATAAAAGTTAACCCCAATCCCAACATGCACACCAGTGAATGATAGAACATGCTTGTCTTTAGCATAATCATTAACGCTACTATTATAAAACTTTTGTGGAATAGCCATTTATTAAGATCTCCCCAATGCCACATTGCCAGCTAAGTCTTTGAAGTATCCTTCGAACTCTTTTTCTCCGACTTTTAAGATTACTTTCTCCGGCATCTTAACATTAACCTGTTGACTTCCTCCGGATCTTACTATTTGAGGTTGGACTGAACGGTTAGACATAGTCCTTCCTGCCATACCAGTTGAGGTAATAGCACTGTTTTCTATTCTTCCACTGGCTCTGACGGGTGTTGGTTTATTTGAACTTAGGGCTTTATTTAACAAGTAGATACCACCAGCTGCTACAGCTAGTGCCAAAAGCACAGGCCACATACCAGCTAGAGCAGCACCAAGTCCCCCAACACCAGCAATAAGACCACCTCCAGCTGCAGCTCCTCCTCCAATGCCAAGAAGACCACCTATTCCTCCAAGAAGGCCAAAAATGGGACCTAGCACCGCTTTCATTGTAAGTAAAGCGCCCGTAAGAACAACAAACTGACCAAACAACTCCTTTGTCTCGGGAGAAATATCTGCTAAAATACTCCTCAAGGTGTCCAGTCCAGCGCTTACACCTTCAAGAATAGGCATGACCATAATTCCAAATTCATTAAATATTGACATTATTTTCGTTGCAATAGGAATGGAAGCGCTAAGAGCTTCTTGGAACTTTGCTTGGGCATTTTCATTTTCTTTCATTTCTTCTTGATATTTGCGATACATCCCGACGTCCATCCCGAAGATTCTTTGAGCTTCGGCAAGATCGTCAATACCTGCCGCAGCAGCAATCGCTTTTTGCTGGAAACGATCTAGTTCATTGAACGCAACTCCTTGTGCTTGGACCGACTCAATAAGAGTCTCGATTCTTTCATCTTCTGTTTTCATCAACATTTCTGTTGTGGAAAGTTGGGTTCCCAAAAGAGCATTTAGTCTACCAACTGTGTTAGCAGCTTCTCCGAAAGTATCAAACTTCTTTGCGATTCCTAAAAGTTTTGATGTTTCCACACCAGCAGATTTTGCAGATGCCGCAAGATTCTTAAAGACAGTTGTTGCTCGAGGTCCGTAAACAGCAAGAGTTCCAAGAGATTGATTAAAATCTTTTGTGATTTGGGATGCGCTAATCCCAAGTTCAGTTCCCATCATCGCAAGGCTTACGGCGGCTTCAGAAGCCTGATCCATTGTCATTCCGAGATTCAAGTTTAGATTTTGAATCATCTCTGCACTTGTTTCAGCAGAAACTCCAAGTTTAGACAAAAGACCAACGTTTGTGGCTATTGCTGCTTGAGAAGCCTTGGAAACATTAACAAAATTTGTTGTTCCTCCAACCAAAGCAGTAATGGCCTTTCCGGATTCTTCCATTGATAAACCAAAAATGTTTCCACTTTTTTGAGCAGAAATAAGAACTCCATTTAATTCTCGCCCCATTCCTGTTGCAGCTGCAAGAGTTGTTGTTGCTGTATCTGCTGCCTTGACAAGTTTTGTTGTTACATCTACAATTATAAGAGCAGAAGAAGCAAAGAAGTTTGTAAAAGACATAAATTGGTCTCTTAGAGCTCCAATTCTAGCTTGCATTCCACCAACACCACCTTCAATGAGCTCTTTCTTCATCTTTTTGGCCATTGCGATAATATTTGTTGAAAAGAACATTGATTTTTTACCAAGTTTATCGGCCATATTACGAGCACTTGATAGAGCTTTTTCATATTCTTTGGATTCTTTTGTAAGCTTTTCGCTTTCCTCTCTGGCTTCTTTATATTTTAATATTAAATTTGTAAGTTCATCAGAGTTTACTGCGGCAATTTCACCAGTTTTTTTTAGATTTTTTAACTGCTCTTTAACATTAAAGAGATTTTCTTCTCCAGCATTTTTTGCTTCTTCTGCTAAAGCTTGTAATTTTTCTTTTATTTTATCTTCAATGTTTAATAAATTAACTTTAGCTTCTAGAGCTGCTTTTTCTTTTGCGGCGCTTTGTTCAAAAGTTCCTTGGATTTTATTAATTTTTGAATATTGTTCTTCAAGTTTTTCAAGAGTTTGCAATCTTTCTTTTAAGATTTCTAAAGACTGTTGTTCAAGCTTAACGCCTTCTTTTTTCTTTTCGTTTTCATTAGCCATTTACTTTAGTCCTTAAATGGCCATGGAAGACCAGTTCTTTCAGTGAAATCTTTTGCGGCCGCATTTGCCTTCTCTTTGGCTTCCAAAGTCTTTGGGCTATTCTTACCCTCTTCAATGTAAGAACGTAAATAAACGGCCTCTAACGTCAACGCAAGAGCATAAGATTTAACGTCTTCATATTCACCTTTGATCTTAAACTCAATTTGTTCTTTTTCTTCTTCATTTAAGTTTGCAACAACTTTTGTATCTTTACCATAAATGTATTTCAAAAGAGTCTTGTTCCAAGCTCCCCAAGCTTTCATTAATGATTCATCTAAGCGGTCTTTACGTGTCAAGTCAATGTAGATCATCTAAATCACTCCTGTTACTTTCATAAATAGTAATAAGAAATAATTGGCCCGAGCAAAGCGTTACTTACTTTATCTTTGAGACTTTTTCATTTCTTTTGCTTCGTCTTCATATTGTTTCTGGAGTCTTTCAACAAACCAATTGCGAAGTCCAATTGGCAAGTTATAAGCTTCAATGAAGCTCCACCCACCGAAATGCTTTAAAAGAAAAAACTGTTCATAAACAGCTTCTATGTATTTAGGTGTTAGGCCAAAGAAAGTCTGTTCCAAATGGAACATCGACCTCCTCTGTGTGACTACAATTTATACACTTTAGAGTTTGCTTAATTTCAATGTTCGGAGTAATCAAACGATTAATCAACCTTATGTGTCTTGAATCTGCTGTTGGCATGTTTTCCACAAATTGATTAATGATGTTTTGGTCTGTATGTCCTTCAATAGAGACAATCATTCTCTTAAACTGAGTTGTCATTAAACTTTCTGGTTCGTTTGATTTTTGTGATTTCTCAATGTACTTTGCCAAATAGTTTTCGTCTGCTCCTGTCATTAAACGAAGCTGAGCGTTGAATCCTGAAAATGGAAGCTTTATTGAATAAGTGCCATCATTATTCAATGTTACTCCAAAGTCTTGTTCTAAGTCTGGTTTAATCATTGTCGGATTTGCAAGATCAAAAACTAAACGATTCTTTGTTGAGCACTGAGGGCAACTAACGGACCCTTCATATTGCGATCCATAACCGCTTGATCTAGCTGCAACAAGGATTGCGTTTTTGTCTCCGATCAAAAGACTGTTTGCTGTGATTGATTTATCAAGGATAATGTTCTCCAAGAAACGATCAATCGCAATGCCTTTCTTTAAAAGAGTTTGTGAGGTTAAGATGTCTTCGTCTTTTGCTGTCATGTATTTGATTTCGATTGTGTCTTTACCAAATAAAGCATGTTCTTCTGGATATCCTAATCCTCCTGATGGAAGATCGACAAACTCTGTTGGTGCAACAAAATTTAATGGATTAAATTGCGGTGTTGCTTCCGCTGGTTCCGGCTTGTGTCCTCCAAGCCTATCTTTATTTCTACTCAATTTTCACCTCGAATATTATTGTTTTTGTTATTTTTCTTCTGAAGGAACCAATGTGGCTTCTTCCTTAACAAACTCTTCACTCTCTGCTCCACCACCGTAGAAGGTCCTGATTTTTAAGAGTCTCACCTCGCTGCCAATGTCGGTGGAGGAGTCATCATAAATTTCCTCTCCTTCATCAGCTAGTGAAAGTGCACCATCAAATGTATCAATGCTAAGTGGATCTTCAACACCATTGTCTTCGCTTGATTCTCGACCAACCGTGACGGTGGTAATATCTCCAGCAGCAAAAAATCCATAATCTATGTAATCATAAGAAAATGTGATTGTTATTTCTTGAAGTCCGTCATCTTCATAAGCAAGTCTTCCAAAATTTACACTTTTTACAAATGCATTTTTCAGTTGCCAGAATTGATGAGTTTTTCCATCTTCTTTTAATTGCTCAATTATTACATCAGTTATAACTGATTCATTAAGAAAAGTTCCTGTTTTAGCTTGGCCATCTACTGTTATTGGAGTTTGAGTCCTAGGGTCTTTTGATAGACCTCCGTTTATTGTGTTTTCTGGTTTTGTATAGCCCATTGCTTTTAGGCTTTGTAAAAGCTTGTTTGCAACGGTGGATGTGTCGACAACAGTTATGGTCACGTCCTGCCAAGTAAGAACTCCCGGATATTTGAACTTATGGTTTCCAAGTTGATATTCGTTAACGTTTACATCGTAATTTGGTAGGTCAACAGATTTAGTCCACCACCAAAGACCCTGAAAAGGGCCATATGGTGTTTGGATTCTAAACCTGAAATTTCTTAAAGGCTGAAGACTGGAGTCCGTCCAGAAAGCCATAGTTCACCTTAAACGTCAAATTGGATATTGTCAGTTCCATTTTGAGGAGCGCCGCTGTTGTCACAAACAGCCCAGTCATAACGGAAGGTAATGTCAATAGTTCGAAGATTATCATCTTCATAAGAAAGGTCGGAGAATGTAACAGTCTTGATGAATGGGTTTTTAAGAGTCCATTTCTCAATTTCTTTTCCTTCAGAGTTTAGGATTGTAACAACTACATCTCCCAAAGCTTGACCTGTTGCTCTTAGTTTTGACATTGTGCTAGGAGCAGTAAGATCTCCAAGCCCCTTAACTTTATATCCTGAGTTAATGATCGCTTGGTTTGTTAAAGCAACAGCGTTTGGAGAAACGGGGTCAACTAACTGAAGATTTACATCATCCCAAGTTAAACGGCCGGGATAGTAGAACTTATTATCCATAAAATCATGTGTAGCTTCAGATATACTGTAAGATGGAACCTTGAAACTTCTTGCCCACCATTGAACGGAATCCGCTCCATTGTCTCCGAGTCTTGTGATTTCCACAAGAAATCTAAAATTTCTTTTAGGTTCGTTTGCTTGTTCTGTCCAAAATGCCATTACTTAAATCTCCTATTATTCATAATTAGTGGCTGATTAAAATTCTACGCCGGTTTGTGTGATAATGAAGTCAATAGCGATGAATTCAATAGCACGGGCAGGCTTCACATAAATCTGAGCGTACATTATGTTGCGATCGATCAAGTCTGGGGTTGTTGTAGTTTCATCAAGAACAAGTTTGTATTCAGTGATCCCAAGTTCAGATTTAACTTCAGACAACACAGCATCTGCACGAGTCTTGAAACGATTCCAAGTTGCTTGAAGATTTTGATCAAATAAGATTGTGTCTGCAATGTCTCCGATTCTACGCTTCAAGTAGATCATCAATCGACGAACATTAATGCGATCCAAAGCTGAAGGAGTTTGTTGAAGTGTCTTTTGTCCAAAGATCACGGTGTCTCCAGTAGCTGGGAATCTTGCGATTGGGTTGATATTTGCTGAGTAAAGAACATCACGATCATCTTTTGTCAAGTGCTCAACTGTTCCAACAACAACTGGTCCACGAGAACCACCCAATCTAGAAAGGCCTCCACGGTTGAATCCAGCAGGTGCAAACCAAGGTTGAGAACTAGCTTCAGATCTTGCAATGGCTCCAATAGCTGCAACAGAAGGAGGAGCGATAAGAACTGTTTCGTTTCCACTCAAGGTGTCTCTCATTCTTACATTTGG